CCGACCTACTTTGACGACATCCCCGACCTGAGCGTCCTGGACAACTTCGAGGAATTCCACGGCGACTGGGACCTGGAGCCCTCCGACGGCGTCCTCGAGGCGCAGACCGACATCAATCTACCGCAGGACTAAAGGAGCAATCATGCCCGCATCATTTTTCATCAAGCCGTCCCGGGAGGGGCTCATCGTGCGCGACCCGGCCACCCGGCTGCCGCTCGCCGCCGAGGGGGAGGAGAAACCCAAATCGGCCTTCTGGCTGCGCCGCGAATCCGACCAGGACGTCGTGCAGTGCGACCCTCCCGGAGTCCCGGCCGCACCGGCCGCGCCGGCCAAGAAAGCAACCGGAGGTGACCAGCAATGACCGTCGCATTCAACAACATCCCCAACCAGCGGGTCCCTTTCGTGGCCATCGAGGTCGACCCCTCCCGCGCCAGCCAGGGTACCAGTCAGACACGCTATCGCGTCCTGGTGCTCGGCCAGGCCCTGGGCGGTGCCGCCGCCGTCAACACCCTGGTCCCCATCAACGTCGGAGACGAGGCGCAGGTAGCCTGGGGCAAGGGCTCCATGATCACTGAGATGTTCCGGGCGCTGAAGAACGCGGACACCACACTGGAGACCTGGGGCTTCGCCCTGGCCGACAACGTGGCGGGTGCTGCCGCCTTAGGGGCGCTCCTCTTCACTGGCTCGGCCACTACCGCCGGCACCCTGAACCTCTATATCGCCGCCAAGCTGAACCAGACGGGGATCACCAGCGCCATGACCCCCGCCCAGCTGGCCACTGCAGTGGCCGCCGCCATCAACGCCGACGGCACCATGCCTGTCACTGCAGCGGTCGACGGGGCGAACCCCGCCAAGGTGAACCTCACCTGCAGGTGGAAGGGGCTCACCGGCAACGACATCGATCTCCGGATCAACTACCAGATCGGCGACGCGCTGCCGGCAGGGATCAGCGTCACGATCACCGCCATGAGCGGGGGCACCGCCAATCCCGACATTACCCCCGTCATCGCGGCCATGGCGAGCGAACAGTGGAACGCCATCATCCTGCCCTATGCCGACGCCGGCTCCATGGCGATCCTGGAAGCGGAGCTCGCCTCCCGCTGGCTGCCGACCCGCCAGATCGACGGCCTCGGCTTCACCGCATATCGCGGCACCAACTCGGCCACCGGCACCTACGGCGCCACCCGCAACAGCTTCCTGATGGAATGCATCGGCACCAACGTCGTGCCCGACCCGCCCTACATCTGGGCGGCCGTCAACGGCATCGTCTCCGCGGCGGCGCTCGCCATCGACCCGGCGCGCCAGCTGAAGACCCTGCCGCTTCCCGGGCTGCTGCCTCCGGCCATGGGCGTGGCCTGGGACGGCCAGGAGCGCAACGTGCTCCTCTACGACGGGATCTCCACCTACACGGTCGACTCCGGAGGCACGGTCCGCATCGACCGGGCCATCACCATGAACCAGACCAACGCGAGCGGGATTGCCAGCGAGGTCTACCTGGACATCACGACGCCCGCTCTGGTGAGCTACCTGCGCTTCTCCCTCATCGACCGGATCTCCGGCAAGTACCCGCGCCATAAGCTGGCCGACAACGGCACCAGGTTCGGCGAGGGGCAGGCGATCGTCACGCCCAACATCCTTGCCGCGGAGCAGCTCTGCCTGGCGCGGGAGTGGGAGGAGGCGGGCCTGGTGGAGGACGTGGACCAGTTCAAGGCCGACCTGGTCGTCGAGCGCGACGCCAACAACCGCAACCGGGTGAACGCCCTCATCCCGCCCAACCTGATCAACAACTTCATCCAGTTCGCCGGCCTCTTGCAGTTCAGGCTTTAGCGACTGACAATCATTCTCCGTTGACACAGCAACAAATTTAGGCTACACCATGAAAGACTATTAAAGCCCCTTTCCTTCATAGGATCGGGGCTTTAATTTTTGAAGCGCTTCAAGTATGAAACCCCGCTAGGTCCACGTAGTATCCCCCCTGTAGTTAAAAAAAACTCCCCATCGCATTTCCCTGCAACATAACCGTAGGAGACTAATCAATGGCATCAAACCAGGTACTGGGGCGGGCAACCGTCAAATTCAATGGCAGGGTCATGCTGACCGATAAGGGCGCCAAGATCAACGTCGGCGGAGTGAACCGTAAGGAAGTGGTCGGCGACCAGGTTCACGGCTATGCCGAGGAGGCGGTGGCGCCCTTCATCGACTCCGTGATCAGCATCACCAAGGACACCAGCCTGGAGGACATCCAGGCGGTCACCAACGGCACCGTGACCTTCGAGGCGGACACCGGGCAGGTGTGGGTGCTCAAAAACGCCTGGTCCTCAACTCCCCCGGAGATCACCGCAGGGGAAGGCGGCAAGGTCCCCGTCAAATGGATCGGCATGTCCTGCGAGAGGATGTAGTTCATGGCGACCATTAAAGTCACGTTAAAGAAGGGGTTAAAGATCGGCGAGGAAGTCCACCACGAGGCGGAGATCCGGGAGGCGAGTGCCGGCGATCTGATCGACGCTACGGAGGAGAGCGAGCGCGCCGTCTTCATCGAGGGCGAGGGTTACAAGCTCCTGGTGAGCGATACCATGCTGGGGCTGCACGCACTGCGCCGGCAGATCGTACGGATCGGTGACCACCCCGGCCCGCTCACCCTTGGGGAGCTGAAGAAGCTTTCCGCCGGTGATCTGAATCTCCTGCAGGAGCGGGCAATCATGCTGGAGAACGGCTCCCTGGAGGCGATAGTGGAGCGGGGGCGAGATTAACCGACTGAGGAGCTCGCTGCACTCGCTCATCTTTCGCCTCGCCACCTGGACACACTGGAGCGCGGCGGATATCGGCGCCATGCCACTCAGCCGGATGATCAGGTATCAGGCAAACATTCCGAAACAGGACTAGTAAATGGGCCAGCTTAAAACCTCCATGATCATCGACCTTGCAGGAAACCTGCAGGGGCAGGCTCAGAAGTACTTGAGCTCGATGCAGCGCTTTGGCACCGGGTCCTCGCGTTCCATGCTGGCCTTCCATAAGACCGTGGAGCTGACCGGGCGCGGGCTGGACCGGCTCGGCAACCGCTATGCCGCCCTCATCACCGGGGGCGCCCTCACCCTGCAGATCAGGGAAGTCGGGGACCTCTCCGCCCGCTTCACCCAGCTGGCCATCAACGCCGGTGCCACCCTCCCCGAAATAGACAAGATCAAGGAGAAGATCTTCGAGGTCTCCCAGCTCCCCAAGATCCGGCTCAACCCCGAGGAGCTCACCAGCGCCTTCGAGGAGATCGTCTCCAAGTCCGGGGATCTGAAGTTCGCCCAGGAGAACATCGAGAACATCGCGGCGGCCATCAAGGCCACCGGCGGCTCCGGAAACGACATCGGTCAGATGATGCTCCAGTTCCGGCTGCAGGGGATCAAGAGCCAGGAAGAAGTACTAAAGCTGATCGACCTGATCTCCGTCCTGGGCAAGCGCGGGTCCTTCATCCTCAAAGACATGGCGGGGCAGATGCCGCGCATGGTGGGCGCCATCGGCGGCGTCGGGCGCACCGGCCCGGCCGCCATGAAGGACCTGGTCGTACTGGCGCAGTATCTCAGACCCAACATGGAGAGTCCGGAGGCGACCAGTACCGTCATTGAGAACTTCATCCGTGAGATAGCCGACCCGGTGAAAGGCAAGATCCTCAAGCGTAACGGCATCAAGGTCTGGGCAGATAAGGACCACACCAAGATGCGCCCCCTGGTCGACCTTTACAAAGAGATCTACCAGGCTTCAGGCGGCAAACGGGAAAACCTGAGCCAGGTGTTCGAACGCGAGTCGATTCGCGCTTTCGGCCCTGCAGGGATGGAAAAGCAGCTCTACGGGAAGATGAAGACGCTCGATGAATACCTCAAAGTCGAGGCCGATGGCAGCCAGATCATCAAGGATGCCACCCTCAATGCCAAGGAATTCAACTCGGTCATGGGCGATACCAGGACAAGCTTCAAGCGCCTCGCCGATGAGCATCTGATCAGGCCGGTACGCGCTACCGCGAACTACCTGGACAAATTCGGCCCTGGAACCACCAAGAACGTCATGACCGATGTCGGCATCGGAGTCGGCGTGGTGGGTGCCGCGGTAGTCGCCCGGAAGGCCTTCACCGTTTACCGCGATCTTTTCGGCACTGGCGCACGCGGGGGACTTGGCGGCGCGCTGGGAGGGCTGGGCGGTAAGGTGGGACCCATTCCAGTCTATGTAGTCAACAAGCACCTCTCCATGCTGCCCGGCCAAGGGTGGGGCTTCCCGGGTAAAGAGGGCGGTATGCCGATCCCGGGGGGCTCCCCCAGTAAGCTCGGCAAATTGGCGAAGCTCGGCAGGGTAGCCGGCAGAGCGTTTGCCGTAGGCGGGGCCGCTGAAGTAGGCTATTCGATCGGCACCTATGTCAACGAGAACCTGGTCGACGGCACCTCGTTCGGCAACGCGATCGGCTACGCCATCAACAAGGCGTTTGCCGCCCTGGGTAACAAGGAATCCAAGCTCGCCATCGAGATCAACAGCAAGGATGGCTCGACGGCCAAGGTCACCAGGATGGAGAGCAAGGGCATGGACCTCGAGATCGATTCGGGCCTCATGAGTGTGCATACCCCATGACCTGGCGCGAGCGACTACGACAAGGGAGCTACAGGAATGTCCCGTTTTTCTGGCAGTCGTCTGATACGGATATCGGTCGCAGGAATGTTCGGCATGACTACCCTCTGCGCGATGATGCGTACTTCGAAGACGTGGGCAAATGTCCGCGTGAGTTCACCCTCGAGATGTACGTCATCGGCCCCGATTACATGGCCGCTCGCGATCGCCTCATCGTCGCATTCGAGACTGCCGGCTCCGCCCCCCTGGTGCATCCCCTCTACGGCGCGCTCAAGGTCGACGTCACCGGTAAGGTCAAGGTCCGCGAGACGACCAGTGAGGGCGGCATGGCCCGCTTCACGGCGTCCTTTGCGCTATCAGGTACCAACAAACAGCCGGGGGCCTCCGCGGACACGGCGGGCGCAGTCTCCGACAAGGCCGATGCAGCCACGGCCGCCAGCCAGGCCGCCTATGTCCGGACATTCAGCGTGGGCAAAAATCCGACCTTCGTACGTGCCTCGGCCCTCTCCAACCTGCAGAAACTGACCGACACGTTGCGCGGCGTGGCAAAGCTGATCCCGACCGACCTGCCGAGCGCCCAGTTCTTCCACGACTTGGCAAGCTTCGAGTCTGCCTGTTCCACCCTGGTTAATGCGCCGGGCGTGCTGGCTAATAACATCATCCTGGCTATCTACGGCGCCGTGAATCTCTGCACCAACCCGGGACCGCGCTTCGGGATCTGGCAGGGGATGTTCGATTTCGGTTCCGACTGGCCCTCCACCCCGGGGAGTACTCCGAGCCGCAACCAGGTGACCGCCAACCAGGTCGCGACCATTGCGGCCGTGCGCCAGGCCGCGACGATCGGCGCCGCCGCTACTAGTTCAGAGATGGACTTCGCCTCGCTACAGGACGCGCTCGCCATACGGGACATCGTGACCGGGCAGCTCGAGATCCAGATGGATACCTGCAGCGACGACACGCTCTATACGGCGCTCGCGGATCTACGCGCCGCCGTAGTTCGAGACATAGCGGTTCGGGGTGCCGACCTGGCACTGATCGTGCCCTACACGCCCCTTGTGACAGTGCCCGCCCTGGTGCTGGCGCACCGGCTTTATGGCGACGCTACCCGGGCGGACGACATCATCACCCGCAACCAGGTCCGCAACCCCGAGTTCATCCCGGGCGGGCGCCCCCTGGAGGTGCTGACCAATGCCTGATGTCACCCTGCAGGTAAACGGCGTCAATTATGGCGGCTGGCAGTCCGTGGGCATCACCCTTGGCATGGAGCAGATCGCGGGGAACTTCGAGCTGACGACCACCGAGCGCTGGCCGGCCCAGCCCGAAGCATGGCGCATAAACCCCGGCGACGCCTGCAAGCTCCTGGTGGGTTCCACCCAGGTGATCAGCGGCTACGTGGATGACTTCGCGCCAAGCTATGACAAGGAGTCCCATACCATCAAGATCACCGGTCGCGATAAGACCGGCGACCTGGTGGACTGCGCGGCCGTGCACAAGTCCGGAGAATGGCATAACGCGAGCCTTACCAGGATCGCTACCGACCTCTGCGTACCCTTCGGGATCAAGGTCGTGGCGGTGATCAATGTCGGCAAGCCTTTCAGCAGCTTCGCTATCTGGCATGGAGAGACCGCCTTCGAGTGTCTGGACCGCGCCGCCCGTATGCGCGGAGTGCTCCTGGTATCGGATGGCAAGGGTAATCTTCTACTTACCCGCACCGGTACCAACCGGATAGCCACCGCCCTGGTGAAGGGAGTGAACATCGAGAGCGCCAGCGGGCAGTTCAGCTGGAAAGACCGTTTCAGCCAATACGTCGTCAAGGGCCAGACGGCAATGGGTAAAGGGACCTGGGAGCACCCCGTGGCGGGAGAAGCGGCGGCTGATGAGGAGCCTAAACACTTCTTTCAGACCAAGGCCTCAGTTCCCGACAAGTCAATTACCCGGTACCGTCCGCACGTCACCATCGCCTACCAGGGCGACGGCAGCACCTATATGGACCGCGCCACCTGGGAGCGCAACATCAGGGTCGGCAAGGGGAACCGGGTCAGCTACACCGTGACCGGCTGGGAACATGCCGCCGGGCTTTGGCTGCCCAACAACTTGGTCCAGGTCCAGGACGATTACATGGGCTACACCGGGGATCTTCTCATCTCCCAGGTGCGCTTGACGCTCAGCGAGCAAAGCGGCAGCCAGGCACAGATGGACCTTTGCCTGCCGGAAGCCTTCGAGCTGATCAACCTCCCGGACAAGCACCGGCGCCATGATAAGAAGGAGGCCGCCAGATGGAACACATCATCCGCGCCTTCAACAAACTGATCGCTCCCTATGCCCGCGCCCTGCGCCTGATGGTAGGTCGCGCCGTGGTCAGCCTGATCGACGACTCCGCGCCGATCCAGCGCGTCCAGGTTACCATCCTGGCCGATGAGACCCACGGCTCCGTTGAGCGCATCCAGAACTACGGTCTCACTTCCCGTCCTTTCCAGGGAGCTCAGGCGGTCACGCTGTCGGTCTCCGGCAACCGCGATCATCTGGTCATCGTCGCCCTGGACGATGGGCGCTACCGGCCTCGCGACCTGGCCGAGGGGGAGTCGGCGCTCTACAACCATGTCGGGACCCGAATCATCTGCCGGGCCGACAACACCGCCGAGGTGCAGGCCGTCAAGCTGTTCACTGAGAATGAAGTCGAGGCGGCCATCGTTACTGTTACCAATGGCGCTAATGGCATCCTTATCGATGCCACCGGGAAATCTTTTACAGTAGTAAACGGCAGCATAGTCAGCATTGATTGAGGATCAACAGAATGGACTGCATCATTTTTCTTTCCGGGTTGAGCATGGGCTTGGCTTTCAGCTTGATTGTAGTTGCAGCAGTTCGGAGATATCAAAAAGCGCCAGAACCAGCGGCGCGTAAAGCGTTAAGACTGATCTCAGTAGAATTAAGAGGATACCAGCTAAGCGGGTTAGGTCAGAGGATTCAAGCTCTTACCGAACAAGGGCTCAAAGACTCAGAGGTGTAGCATGGCAGATAAAGATTTTTTCGATGCGATCGAGCGGAAGATAGACGCTATTCATACACCGGATATGCTGGTGACGTTCAAGGCCCAGGTGCTAGATCAGCTCGGTAATATGAAGAAGTTCGCCCAGGATCAGATGACGAGCCTGGAGCCGCTGATGGACCCGCCCGCGACCCTGCCTCAGATGGTCCTCTGGGCCAAGGCCGTCATCGATACCTACGTTAAGCCCTTTCAGACGCTTCTTGCCAAGATCGACCTTTACACCGAGCGCATTGCCCGTATCGAGACCAAGCTGGCAGCCAAGGCTTCCGAGCTCTCCGGAGGGAAGTAACGTGGCAGACATCCGGACCTTTTGGCTGGACGGTACCGGACAATGGCAGATGGCCGGTCCGGGACTCGCCGAAGATAACGGTTTTGAGACCGCGGTTCTCATCTCCCTCTTCACCGATCGGCGCGCCGATCCCGACGACGTACTGCCCGATAACGGCTCAGATCGGCGCGGCTGGTGGGCCGATGCCTTCCCCGCGGTCGACGGAGATCTGATCGGCTCACGGCTTTGGCTGCTCTCCCGGGAAAAGCAGCTCCCGGAGGCCCTCAGCAGGGCCAAGGAATACGCCGAGGAAGCGCTCGCCTGGATGATCGAGGATGGCGTAGCCGACAGCATTACGGCAACCGCGGTAAAGGCGCGGGAAGGGATGATCGGCTTGACTGTGCAGATTAACCGGCCCACCGGAGATCCGGCGCGCTTTCGTTTCGAACTGTTTTGGATGGGGGTTTAAATGCCGTTTAACAGGCCATTATTGAGCGACCTGGTTGCCCGGGTGAGTACCGATATCGATAGCCGTATGGGTGGCACCGATTCCACCCTGCGCCGCTCCAATACCGCAGTGCTCGCCCGCGCCTCTGCCGGCCTGGCGCATGGCCAGTACGGTTACCTGGACTGGACCGCCCGGCAGATCTTCTTTACCTCCTGCGATGACGACCAGTTGGTGATTGGCGGGGCCGAGTATGGCCTCACCAAGAACCCGGCAACTTTCGCCCTGGGCGCGATCGCCGTGCCGGGCAATAACGGAGCAGTCATCCCAGAAGGGACCGTCTGGCAGCGTGCCGATGGTGCGGAGTACTCCGTCACATCCGATGCGACGATCATTGGCGGCAGCGCGAGAGTCAGCATCATCGCCCTGGTTGCCGGGAGCCTTGGTAACTGTGCGATCGGCGCGCAGCTCAACCTGCTTAATACCCTGGACGGCGTAGCTGGCACCGGGATAGTAGCGGAGTCTGGCATCCTTTACGGAACCGATATCGAGGGCACCGAACCCTTCCGCGCCAGGGTACTGGCCTACAAGCGACGCAAGCCTGCAGGCGGTAATAAATACGATTACGTCACCTGGGCTCAGGAGATTACCGGAGTCGCGCGAGGCTGGACCATTCCCTGTGGGAATGGTCCAGGCACCGTCGACCTGGTCATCGTTTCCGACCCGGCCATCACCGGCTCCGAAATGCCCAGCGACGACCTGCTAGCCGCCGTGCGGTCTAAAATCGTAGACATCTGCCCAAACGATGTGAAGTTTCTCAGGGTGCTCCCCTGGGTACCCGCTCCGCTCGATGTCACCGTGCGTCTCACCCCGAACACTGCAGCAGTGCAGACCTCCGTCGTCGCTGAACTGACTGATCTAACCGTCCGGGAAGGCGAGAACGGCGGCTCGATCCCGTTTAGTCATATCAACGAAGCGGTCTCCCTGGCTACCGGCGTGGTCGACCAGGCGCTCACCGTTCCCGCTGCTGATTTTACCTACACTGCCTACCAGCGCGTGGTGATGGGGGCCATGACATGGCTCTGACCGGCGACGCCTATCTGGCCCAGCTGCAGGCGCTGCTCCCCTCCGGTCTCGCCTGGCCCCGAGACGCTGGAGTAATGACCAATCTCCTGACCGGCCTCGCCCAGGAGCCGGCCCGGATCGCAGGCCGCGTCGATGATCTGTTGCGCGAGTTGAACCCGCTTACCAGCGTGGAGCTACTGACTGATTGGGAAGCCGAGTATCAGATCATGCCTTCTGACGGGGCATCGATCGAAGAGCGCCAGCACGTGGTCTGGTTCCGGCACACTGCGTCCGGAGACATCAAGAAGCCCTACTTGGTGGCCTTGGCAGCGAGCCTTGGCTACACCATCTACATCCAGGACTACACCACGTGTATGGCGGACTGGCTCTGCGCGGATGATGAGTTGATTCTCGAGGAGCAATGGACTGACTTCTCGGCAGGCGTCGGGCAGGCTGGAGATACTCTCTCCCAGGAGGACCCCGTTCTCAACTGGATCTGGGAGGTGGTAGTAGTTTCCTCACCCGGTACTCCGCCGACTCCCGGCCTGGAGGCAGTACTGAACGATTTGAAACCGGCTCACATTCAGCTCAATTTCACCTATCTTTAACGGAGGTTGGCCCATGATTAAACGGCTCATTTTACTATTCATCTTCCTGCAGCTCCTTGCCGGAGTGGCGCTTGCCGATAAGACCACGTTCACCGACGGTAACCCGGTCACCCGTGCTCCCGGGACTCGCGTCACAGCTGCTTTCCTGAACGGGCTCAATAACCATCGGCATGACGGCAAGAATGCCGACGGCTCTGGGGTTCTGGACTATGCGGTTGACACCGGCTCGGCCAATGCGATCGTGATCGCCTTGCCGCCACCTGCGCTGACCGCCCATGTAGAGGGGATGCCGATCTGGGTCAAGGTAGGCCATGACAATACCGGGCCTACCACCATAGCAGTGGACGGCTTGGCGGCTGTCTCACTTTACAAAAACGTGGGCCAGGAGCTAATTGCCGGAGATATCAGGGTCGGGCAGGTGATAGGTGTCAGTTGGGCAGGCAGCGCCTACCAACTGATAAACTACCAGAACCAACCGCCCCCACCGGTAACCGACGCCAGCACGCTTAATGGGCGTACGGCAATTCAATTGGTCCCTCCGGGCGCAGTGATGGCATTCGCCATGGCGAGCGCCCCCGATGGCTGGCTGATCTGCGACGGCCGCGCTGTGTTGCGTTCAGCGTTCCTCAACCTTTTTGCAGCAATCGGTACGACCTGGGGGGCTGGTGACTCTGTCTCGACATTTAATCTACCGGATTTCCGAGGTGAGTTTTTACGAGGCGGTGACCTTGGTCGTGGCATTGACCCTGGGCGTGCAATAGGAAGTTGGCAGGCTGATCAGTTTAAGTCTCATACACACTCGGACGGGGTCTACCAGTACCTACTTAAACCTCCCTATGCGAGTTCTCTCACAGGCACAGATAACACGGGATCGGGCTCTGAGCAGGCTGTCGGCGTTGGAGACGGAGGCCCGATGCTTTCGGTCGGCGGGACCGAGACCCGGCCGCGCAACATGGCCGTGTTGTTCTGCATCAAATATTAGGGGGACAGGATGCAGAGGCCAGAAACATCTGACGGTTTATTCCATCCTGGAAATCCCTTAACTGGGCAGAAGGGAACCAAGGTCTCAGTGGCCTTCCTCAACTCCCTCCTGACAGACGTGTCGACCGTAGCCGTATCTACAACGCTCGCAAGTTATCCGTCAATTAGTCTGGGCGATACCACTGCGGGGGCTCTTGTCTGGGTGCTTCCGACTGCGGTAGGCCAGATGGGATCCCATATTTACTGCGAGAACATCGGAGCCACCGGCAACCTTCTGACAGTAAATGGCGGGGCTGGTCAAACGGTCGAGGGGCAGTCGGGGCTTGATCTCTCCAATGGCATGGGACGGACATTTTACAGCGACGGCACCAACTGGCGAATTTTGAAAGGATAAAGGGGGTACATATGAAGATATTATTATTTTGGTCGTTGCTGTCGTTGGTTCTC